TTACTCTATAACTTCATATTTACTTAAATCCGGAGCATCTGTATCAAGTTCTTTTACATATCTGCCCTCATCATCTACAAAGAAGTACAGCTTTTCGCTTGCATCCTCTATATAGCCATTTCTAGCCATCAATCCTGACTGAGTAAGATAGTAAGATTTGCCGTCAACATCCACCCACTGCCCACTCAACATGGCACCGTCGGCAGGATTTAAATAATACCAGTCATTGCTCTGCTTGAACCAACCTTTTATCATGTACCCCTTTTGGTCGAATACATACCACCTTCTGTCAATATATGCCCATCTGCCTGCTATATAACTGTGGGGAGTGTCAGCGTACCACCACTGACCGCTTTCAGCTTTATTCCAGCCAAGCGGATACTCTACCTGTGCAGGTTTAACCTTCTCCGCCTTTTTGCCATCCTGTAGTGTTATAGCGGTGTGGTGGAACTCATACAGTAAGATGTCGCCTCTCTTTAAGTACTCATCAGATAGCAAGTACTTAGGGGCTGATAAGAGTTCAAATTCTCCTGTCCTGAGCAACGCATTAGCCTCATTACCTGTGTAAATATCGCCCGATACCTTTATGCCTGCTGCATTTACACATACCGCCACTAAAGCACTGCAGTCTGTTTCGCAAGGTGTCTTTATATCCTCTATTCGCCAGCCGTTGGCCTTTGCAAGGCTATATAAGGTCGTTCTTTGATTTTGGTCGTATCCTATACAATCATTCCTGCAGGCCTTTTCCATAGCTGTAGCTATCTTTTCGGCCTTTTTTGAGTCTTTGCATCTTAAAACTTTATTCCAAGGGCGGTTATACCACTCGCGAATTGCGACTTCTTTGCCGTCCTGATCTCCTGCTATGCCTCCGCTGTACTTCATTCTTTCATCTCTGCTTGCTTGTCCTATTTTAATCATATCATCCTCCTATCCTAAATTTTTTATAATCTCTTTTTCTCTATCGCTAAGCTCCCAAAAAATTCTTTGCCCCTGCTCCCTCGCCTTTTGCTCAAGCGCCTTTTGCTCAAGCGCCTTTTGCTCAAGCGCCTTTTGCTCTGATATTAAAAAGCCTGCGCCATATATCACTTTCTTAAGAGGTCTTTGCATATCTAAGGTTCTTGTAAAATGCACCTCATTTTTCTCAAATCTAAACTCAACATCCCATTTTGCGAGTGCTTCAAGACTGCTTGATGTAATTACATGGTTTGGATACTCATAAGAAGGCAGTCCTTTAGGTTTTAGTTCTTCCTGCGCTTTAATTATTGCTTGCTTCAAATTTCTTGCGCTTCGTATCCTGCAGGTATCTAAGTTTGTTATAAAAGAAGTGCTAACTCGTGCACCATTTTCATATATAATAGACGGCGCTCCATCAATTATATATGTCACATCTAAATTGCCCGAAAATAGAGTTAATCTCGGTGCAAACAAAAAGAATTTTATATCTTTTTCTATGTACCACTTAACAATTTTGCTAAGGATAGAAAAAGGCGGATTATCTATCACGACACAATCTGCAGGATAGTCATAGCTTTCATAGTCACCGCCCGGATAAAAAGGCCTTACTATCTTTTTACCCTCAAGGCTATATTCCTTTACCGCCCAATCTTTTACAGCCTCATATACCGCAGGCGGTGTATAGCAGTCATCTGTGGTCTTTTTCGGCTTAAATTTTTCTACAAATTCTTCGTATGTCTTAGACTTCATCTTGCTCCTATTTCATGTCAGGAAATAAATTTCCTAAGTAATATTTCTTTTGATTTTTTTCATGTTCAATTTGTGCTTCTGTAAGCTCTATCTCTCTTTGAATTTGCCTCATAGCTTTTACTATGTAGCTTTGCGCCTCTTTTTCTTCATGCCAATCCAACTCAAATTTACTCACTACATCTATCTGTAAATTTATAGTTGTACGATATTTGCGTAAAAATTTCGGAAAGCTTCTGCTTATAGCTATAAAAAGATAATCTGTATTTATGCCGTCTTTGGGTATAAAGACGCAATATCTGTTATCAATTTCGCCTTCTTCTCTTATCTGACCGACAAATTCGTCCACGGCGGAAAGCTTTATATAACAACTTCCTGCAGGATATTTCTTTTTGTCTACGGCTCTTTCAAAGTCGCAAACTTCTGTAATATTTATTACCTTATTCTTTTTAAGATTCATTATTCATGTCCTCAAGCAATATTTGCCTATGCGTATCAATTATGGCCATATCTTCCGCAGATCCGACAAGGTCGCCCAACATCTCAAACAAGTCGCCCATGGTCTTTCGCTCCTCTTGCCTTATTTCTTCTAATTCTTTTAAAAGCGTTTTCATGTCCGGCAGCGGTTCAGGCTCGTATGTGTCCACGTATCGTGGAATATTTAAGTTGAAATCGTTATCTTTTATCTCTTCATAGCTTGCCACGTGTGCAAACTTCTTTACTTCTTTAAAATCAAAAAAAGCTTTCAGAACCTTGTCTATATGCGCCTGCTCCATGATGTTATTCTTTCCCGATTTGCTAAAATCTTTTGAAGCATCTACTACTAAGATGTTTTCTGAATTTCTTTCAAGCACTAAAACAAATACAGGAATAGCGGTATTTAAAAAAAGTTTTTCGGGCAATCCTATAATTGCTTTTATAATTTTTTGCTCTATCAACCACTTTCGAATGTCGCCCTCTTTTTGTCCTCTGAAAAGAAGGCCATGCGGTACTATCGCAATAAGTCGGCCATCATCTTTTAAATGACTTAGGCCGTTTAGAATAAAGCCATAATCCGCTTTGCTTTTTGGAACCTCAAAGCCGTAAAAGCTGTAATCCCTTGAGTCAGGAAAGTCCATGGAATAGGGCGGATTCATAACGACGTTATCGTACTTGCCGACCTCTTGCACGTCATCAACTTTTACACTTATTTCATCATTGTTTTTTTCAAGAAGATATCTGCTTTTTACTGTATCCCTTAAACAGTCGCCCTCTTCTACTATGCCTTCAAGTCCGTTTAAAATCCCATCAAGCAAATTAAAAGCTATAGTTCTTTGACTAAATTCAATCTCATGTATCTTAGTGCCGTGTTTTTTCGCCACGGCCTTTGCAAGTGATCCTGTGCCTGCACACATATCTAAACAAGTGCCATCTTTTGTAAGACTGGCCACAATATCACATATGCAGTCAGGCGTAAAATCTTGCTTTAGGCTTTTTCTATCGCCCTGTTCAGATTGATAGTAGTCTCTTAAATCTGTGATGCCATTTTCACGCATCTTCTTGACCATATTGGTGATGTCACCATTATGGATTTTATCCATTATCGCGGTCGGCAGCAGGTAGCTTTCTTTTACTCCGAAAATTTCTAAAAGTGTCATTTCTCCACCTATTCCAAATTAAAAAGAGGGCTTTGCAGCCCTCAACCTTCAATTATATTTTTTTTAGATCCTTATAATATGTGTTTGAACTTATGCCTAACAGCACTCCCAAGAATGCATCTACTGCAGTAATTGTGCCCACTACCTGCTCCCCGTATGGCAAATTCCAAATATTTGCAAGGGCAAAATAAAGCGTACCTGCCGCGGGCAATAAAAACTGTGCTACCCACTTTAAAAAATCATAAGTGTTTTTACTAAACTTCATCTTATTACTTCCTTTCTTTTACTTCTCTAAATTTTTCTTTTATAAACTCCGTCTCTCCGTCAATGTAGTGATTTTTTATGTTGTGCCTTTCGCAGTGGTCATAATACCTACTAACCACTCCTAAGGCGCTTTCAAATTGCTTGACTGAGTACTCTTTACCAAGTCGCAAATTTTCAGAGAAGTCAATAATTTGGTTGCGCATATCGACCGCCCTTTTGTCGTTTGTCTCTTCTTCAAAGCGTGTGAGCCTGTCGCTTATGTCCTTAACCTCTTCTTTTACTTGCGCACTCTGTACAGCTATTTCGTCAAGCTTTTCTAAAGTTTCCCTATTTAAAATCGAACCCATCCACTTGACCACATGGCTCAAGGGATGCAGGGGGATTTTTTTGTTGAATTCTATAATTATGCTAATCGCACCGATTGCCCACGCCATCAAGGAGGCTATATCTTTCACTTGCAAGGCTAAAAGCCACTCATTAAAAGGTTTCAAAGTAAAATCCCCCTTCTCTTTTACTCTTCTATATGCTCAGCATTTGACGGTGTAGCCAGTGGTGCATCGTCATTCGCAAGCTCCGGATGTCCCTTTTCCTTTAGAGCCTTCTTCACACCCTTTTTGAAAATTGGCAGGATATCCTTGTATCTTGTCTCCCCCTTTATAATCGCCGTTGCAAATAAGTCATAAATTGCTTTCATCTTTGTATCTCCTTTCTAAATTAAAAAAAGACTGCTTAAACAGCCTTTAAAGTCCTTCATCTTCCTCGCCTTCTTCGGGTGGTGCAAGTGTGGCCATCATAGTTGCATTTGCAAGTATGGCCTTGCGCATTTCTTCCGTTTCCTCGGACCTCTTGCGGTTAAGCTCCTCAAGTCGCTTATTTGTCGCCTCCAACTCCTCCTGTAGCTTGGCCATGTCAGCCATTGGGGTTGCGTGCGACACGGCCGTATGCTCCTTTTTACTGACATCTATGCTGTCAATGATATGGCTGTCGGGGACTTCAAAAGTTCCGATTTTCAAACTTTTCAAATCCGATTGCTCGGACACTACAGCCAAGATGTCGCCGTTTGACGCGTACAATACAGTGTACTTCATTGTTGCTCCTTTCTTAATTTAAAAAGTCTATTTTTGTTATACGGATATCTCCGATAAATTTTTCTCTATCGCTTGCTACGCTAGTGTATGCGTGAAATCCCAAGAAGGCCTGTTCGTTTACTCCACTTACATCTAGCACGATTTGACCTGTTGTCTGCGACCATAAATGACTAACAGCTTTGTGCGTTAAGGCTTGTGAAAATCCGTCAATTTTTGCTCCGTCAACCTCTATCGCTTGTCTTTGAAGCGACGAAACCGACGCAACAAAAGGGGTTAGGTCTATGGAAGGTGTACCGATTATCGTACCTGTTACCGTATAGCTTACAACCACGCTTCTAAAAGGGGTTAAGTTGTTCGATTGCGAAAGCACAAATCCAACTCGTCTACCTCGTGACGGCGTGTAATCTGTATTAAAAGACAAATTTATTCCGCCATTTCTTATGCCTGTATACCCTAAATTCCCTAATTTAAAAGCATAAAAATCTCTTGTTATGAAAAAAGCCTTATTCGCCACTCCCGATGCTAAAAGACCATCGAAAGTGGCTCCGTTAAAAACCGTTCTACCGCTTGAGTAGTCGGGCATTGTTCCAGTTATGCCCGCGAAATTCTCACCTGCACGGAGGTTGTGAGGTAGCAGGTTTCGCATTGGAAAAAATACATAGTTGGCTCCCTGTATGTATGAGCCATTTTTTATACCTACAACAATGCCTCTTCCTACTCCGGGCAAATCATAAGCGAACCCTTGCCCACTGTGGCTGTTATTTGCGATAGCTACATCACCCACCGACGGCGACCATATTGGAATTCGTCCTTGTTCGCCACATGTGTTCGTGTCCGATAGGGTCTTTTCAGGGTGATAATTTACCGCCTGCTTGACCTTTGCGGTAGGCACGATTACATAAGGCTTATAACCGCTACCCTTTTGATAATATCCTTCTTCAAGCCTTGTAAGATATCCACCCTCGGCAGGGTAGTATCCGAAATCAGGGCTGTCCGGACCTTTATAGCCACGGACTGGGATAGTGCCCTGTATGGGTTCGTCGTCACTGTCCCTTGTCAAAGCTGTCACGCCCTGCAGGACTTGATTTTTTGTCGCTGTAACATCATCGGAGGACACTCCCCCAACTCCGCCCGACATCAATATCGCCTCAGCCATATCAACCTCCTTTCACCGATAGCCATATATCCTGTATCGGCTTTTTTCTGAAGCTTTTTACAAGCATATATCCGTCGTATGTCTCAATCTTGTCTATACAGCTGTAAGACTTCCAACAAGCCTTAATCGTGCCGATATCTGTAAGATTATCTTGTAATTTGTGACTGATTATCGGCGTATCGCTTGCCTTTAAACCTGCCATCTCTATTCGTGCCGTGTAGGGCGCTGTGCTACTGAAAGCGCTCGCCCTTAGCTGTACGACTCTGACCTTTTTGAAGTAATCCTGTAAGTACTTAAGGCCACCCACTAAGGCACTAAGAATGCTTTTTATGCTTCGCTTCGCTTCTATTTGATTTAGATCCGATATTGCAGCAGGCTCAATCCATGCAAGGGGCATGGTTACACTTGCAATCGCTCCATCATTTGCGCTTACTTTGCCATCTGATAACTCTTTAAGCTTTGCATCTATAATGTCCATGCTTGGACCTATCGCTTCTTCAATATTCGCAAAATCCGATAATTGCGGTTTATTTAATTGAAAGTATCTTGTTTTTTGCATTTATCCCTCCTGCCACTTTTTATCGTCATGGATTTTTTTCCATGTATCTGTAGTGATTTGTGACCACCTCAATTGTTTAAAGCGCTCCCAACGATTGAAAAGTGCGTACACATTTACAAGCATGTTTGCCGGCACCCTCTTTCTTATCAAGTCAAAAATTACATCAATCATCTGAATTGATACAATTTTTACACCGCAGTCGACTAATTGCTTTGAGTTGTCCACTTTTAACCTGTAGTTATCCCCACCGCAAACAAGTTTTAGTACTTCGTCAAGCTTATTATATGTGTACGGTAAATCGGACACATGGTAGCCCCTTATGCGGTTGACTCTGTCCTCTAAGCTGTCGGCAGGATTTATCACTATACCAAGCAACCGCTCCCACTGAGCGCACTCTGCTTCGTCCATGGTGGCCAAGACTCTATTTAACTCTTCTTTTTGCAGAGACGCCCACGCAAGTTTTAAAAATTCGTCATAAGTCTTTGCAATCTTTTTGAATTCGTCTATCTCTGCGATATGCAAGGGCAGGTATTGCCTTGTATCTACTTCTATCATGATAGCCTTACCTCTCCAAGTTTAGGAATTTCATCGCTTCGCAAAGTCAAATTGTTACCGCTTTGGTTGAGTTTCGTGTTATTTACATCAAGCACGCCCTTGACCTCCAAGATTGCCGACTCTAACCTTGCTATGTATACAATAGCTTCTGTATGTTCATCGCCCTCTTTCCAAGCTTCGGCTATACTCTTCAAGTAGCCTTGTATTTTTGCTTTGATAATCTCTGATAAGTTCGCACTTGAATATCCTGAAGCGTAAGTGATTTGAGTGGACACTCCGACAGTTACCTCTTTTACTGACTCTATAGTCAAATTGTGACCGATAGGAACCCATCCATAGCCTGCTCCCTTGTCGGGCACGGCTTCTTTTTTTATCTGCTCTATCAGATAGCTACTAACTGCAGTATTTTCTGACGATATAAGCACCGCCTTGACCGTGCCTGCTCCGTTCCAAGTTGGATATATCTTTGAGCCTCCAACACCCTGAATACTTGCGAATTTTTCCTTATACGCTGAGATATTGCCTACGAAGCTTTGAGATGTGAAACTCTGTATATATCGCTTATATAAAGAGTCGCGGTCCTCTTCTTCGTCACCTGCTACAAGTAGTTCCGTAACCTTTGCCGACTCTAAGCCGTCAATAAAGTCAATCGGTATAAGATCACCTTTCAGAGTGTTCGCTCCTGCTCCTGTCTCTTCTATCATCATTTTGTAATGATGTAAGCTGTCATTTATGACTTCCACAGCCTTGTAATTGTATCCCTTTAAACTAAATCGTGAGCCGATAGGGATAGCCATATTGAACTCCGCCTTGACATACGCATTAGTCGCTTCTTTTCTGACTATCGCCCTATCAAGCGCTATCATTTCTAAATGCTCAATATCTGCAGTGCCTGCGTGGCTCTGCTCAATAATAAAGTCCATTTGTATGTACAGCTTTTCAATTTCAAAAGCCAAGGCAGACAAGGCATTATGTACCAAGCTACCTTCCGACTTGACTATCTCATCGCCGATATACTTTTTCATATCGGCAAGGATACTTTTATAATTTTTATCTTCGTACAACCTCATCCACCTCCAAACTTCCGAATTTTGTCACTACTCTAAAAGATATATTCAAGCTATCATAATTTCTAACAGCTTCAAAATCTTCTATACTTTCGATATATTCATTTATCAGCAATGCATCAGATATCTCACTTTCACAATCGGTATTTATGTACTCCTCGCTAAGTATATGACCGATGTACTGCTCTAAAGATGTGCCATAATCAGCAGAATATATCGCATGTCTAAAGCGTTCTGTATGCATACATAGCCAAATCCATACTTTTATAGCTTCCAAGCCTTCTACTATTTTGCCTGTAAGCTGGCCAGTCTGAAAATTTATGCCGTATTCTTTCGGCATTTTGACGACTTGGCTATCTTCCTCTTTTATCGTCTTTGTGTCGCTTAATTCCTGTAAAAAACTTGGTAATATACTCATAATCTCACCAACTTTCCAAGTACTAAGTATAAGGTTGATGTGTAGTCATTCGGATCGCTTCCCTTAACCTTGTATACAGCCACTTTGTCGCCTGCCTGCAAGGGTGATAAGTATGTGCTTGTATCCTGCAACGCTCCAACTTCAGGGCATTGCCCCGACACTTTGCTTGCAAGTTTTACCGTCAAATTTTCATTAAATAGCAAATCTTCAGCCGTCAGCACTAAGTCGCCGATTTTGCATGAGTTAGGACTCACCATTTCAGCCACTTGTATACCGTCCGATAAATCGCCCGTATCCGTATTTATAAATGCATCTGTCCAACTCATAACCTACTCCATCATTCCTGTATATTTTTTTCTTTCAGGCCTTGCAGGCTTTGAGACTGCAGGCGCCTGTTGCTCTTTGACTGCCTTTTTTACACTTTCAAGCACTTCTTTTTGCTTGCTTTTCTTCTTTTCAGGTGTACCGCTTGAACTTTTCGCCTTGCCTTTGCTTTCCTTTTCGGTCTTTTTCTTTTCTTCTTTCTTCTCAGACTCTTCTTTTATGTCTTTTGTATCCATCAAGCTGTCAAACTTAAGTTCTAATTCCATCTTGTGCGTTCCGTTTTCAAAAGTATGACTGTCTGAAGATATCCAGTACTTGCCTGATAAGCCTGTCGCTGTGTCTTTCACCTCTACAAAGTAGCAAGATAAGCAATTTATATCGCCTATAGCCGATATCTTTATAGCCTGAGCCGGCTTGACTTTCAAAAGGTTTTTTGCTCCGGTTGTGGGGTCTATGCCCTCCTCTTTGCTGTAAATCTCTTGAAAGATACCGAACTTCTTAATGCTTCCGTCGTCTTTTACCTCTCCGATTTGCTTGCCTTTATCGTCAAATATGAGCACTTTATTTTTTATATCGCCCATATTCTCCGATATGCTACTTGCGTATATATTTGAGTCTTCCGAAAGCGTAAAGCCTTTTACAATCCATTCTGTCTTGTATACCCCAAGTCCACGCTTGTATATCATCGCAAAGTATTTATCGCCCGTGATTTTATGCGCTTTTGTGTATGCAGCCATGACAATGTCATACATTTTCATTTTGTCACATATCATGCTTGCAATATTGACTCCTGTCAGATGTAGATGCCTTATAGGCACTTGTATATCAGCGCATACTTGAGAAGCTATCGCCTCAGCCGTCAAATTTTTAAAGTTATACTGCCCTGTACTTTCAAGCAAGTGCTTCATCATGTCATAAGCCGTAAAAGTAATAGTTCCTGTTTGGCTTGATTTTTCTACTCCGAAAATCTGGCCAAAGAAGATTTCGCCCTCTTTCGCGTCCTCAAGCGATATGTAGTCGCCTGTTGCGATACTTGGAAGGTTTACGGTTTTATCGTAAGGCGCATTGATGTAGTCAAAGTCTACACTTCTTGACGCCTCACTTGCAGAACCTTTCCAAATTATTCTTGTACACGCTCCGGATATGTCATAAATAACTCCTGTATCTTTTATAAGATTTATCTTCATGTCTCACCTCACGGAATAGTTAGGACGGTGCCGTCTCTTATAAGATTTGGATTGCTTCCGATAATGCCCTTATTTTGCTCATATAGTGCGTGCCAGTCTGATGAACCTGTCAGTTTTCTTGCGATCGAACTCAAGCAATCACCACGCTTGACTGTGTAAGTTTTAGGCTTTTCTCTTGTATCTTCTCTTTTCGTTGTGTCCTTTGCGCTTGTATCTTCGCTTGCTGTCTGTGTAGTTGCTTGACTCTCCGCTACTACACTTGACTGAGATATCGCAATCTTTCTATGCTCTTTCAAGGTTATCGAAAACCTTATATCACCCGTGCCGTCATCTTCTCCCCATTCAAAAGAAGAAATTCGGCAAGGGAAGTTTATAGCCGTTCCGGTTATGATAAGCTTCACAATTCCGCCGTTCATCATTTGCTCTATCTGCTTGACGTATCGCTGTGGATTTTTAATGCCTCTAAATTCACAATATGAAGCATCATAACGCTTCGGGAAAAAGGAAGAGAAGGAGACCGTTCTCAGCCCCCTCATTCCGCCCAAGTCAGTCTCGCCTACAGCGTTTATATTTACCGTTTCAATTCCCCGACTTCCTTGCACTTTGTACTCTGAAGGAAGTACGGGGAAGCGCATCGGTGCGCCTCCTTTAAGCCATATTTGCATTAAAACTCATACCTCCTCTGTTGCTCTTTGATGCCATAATCTTTTTAGCTATAGCATCGCCGATTTTTTCAATGTCAGCGTCTTCTCTTACAATGATTTGGTCAGCCAACTTCGGAATATTCAAGACCGTACCGCCTGCACCTTTGCCCATTCTGACGCTTTCGTCATGCGGATAAATCCTTGTGCCATGTGGAAGGTCGATAATCTCTCCGCCCTTCTCGCTTACTTGCACAAGTCCACCCATCCAGTTTAGGTCGCCTGTAGCCTTTGCAGGTACCGTTGCAGCCTTTACGATTTTACTGTCACCGCCTGCAAAGAAGTTGCCTATTCCCTTGACTCCGTCAATAATTCCACCGATAGCGCCCTTGATGCCCTCAATAATTCCTTTTATCATGCCTGCCCAACCTTTAAAGATTTGAGTAATGCCGTCCCATGCCTTTTTCCAGTCTCCTGTAAAAACACCTGTGATAAATGTAATTATTCCTGAAAGCACATCTATTACACCGCCGATGTAAGTCATTGCACCGCTTAAAAATCCTGCTAATGCGGATACGGCCACGCCAACGGCTAAGGCTATTCCCTCACCGATTACGTCGATTACTTGCTTGATTTTTGGTATAAACGGCTCAATTTTTGCCTTTAAGTTATTAAAACTTTCCTGCAACTTTTTGAAAGTCGGAGAAGTTGAGTTCATAGCAGATTTAAAAGCTTTGAAATTCGTTACTACTGCAAGGACTACGATAGCAATTGCGGCCAAGACCGCAATGACGATGCCTGCAGGTGATGCAATTGCAGCGATTGCAGTCCTCAAAACTCCGCCACCTGCCGAAAGTCCTGA